CTATTTCTGGGGGCTGCCCAAAGAGCCGGTCAAGCATACTTGTAGGATAAATATCCCTGCTCATTCACACAGGATTCAGAACACCAGTGTATCCGTCTGCGGACAAATACACACCTATTCCTGCTCCATCTCAGCAATCGATCCGAAAACTGGGAAGGTTCGAAAAACAACACACGCACGTTCATCTTCAGTCATACAAAAATAAAAATGCGTCACGTACTTCTGAAAATCCTTTTCCACAAGCACGTTCTTCTCAATGATTCGAAGGCGGGGATAATCATCATGACACAAAGCGCGTTCACGATAGTCAAAAACAGAATCGAGATTTCTCCCATTCTGAATGTTCATCCGCATTCGATTCGTCAAGGTAGGTCCAATAACATCACACTTTTCAATAACATCAATCATCACACTGCGAAATTCCGGACTAGCATGCAACCATGGGTCAACCTCATTCCAAAAACGTCGCCCACCAGGATGAACATCAAGGCCAAACAAAGCATCCTCATGCATCTCGTCTTCGGCACACTGCGGACATCCATACAAACACATAGATCCGTGGGGACACGGACATCGTCTTGGCACAGAACATTGGTAATATGCCACCTGCATTCCCATCGCCTCCTCAATGTTCCGAACCATGGTTTGGATTCTTGGTTGGAGACGAAATTGAAGACAGTACTTGCGTACAACCTTCACTACTCGGTCATACTCGGCCTGGTCGTTCCACATTGCCAATTCACGCAAGCCATTCTCAATGTTGGTCACGATCTGGGTATCGTGCTCCAAATGGTCTCGATGCCAAAAGAAAAGCTCATGGATAGTTTGCTTTTCAATATGTCCCAATCGGAATGCTCCCCACTGAACTTGAAAGCCACGTTTCAAGAACGTTGCCTCAGTGAGAGGCTTCAATCGAGCCGGGCCCGACTTGTCCTCGCTGGTATACGTCATTCCAATGTCCTTCATTTTCGCACTAAATTGGTTAAAATCATAAGGCACATCCTCAGCAACAGCAATCACGGAATCATCACCATAAGTCACAGGACGCACAACATCTCGCACTTTATTCAAAGCTTGCGCAAAAGTGCAAGCATCAGTTTCCTG